GTCAACGGGCCGCGTCAGCGACCCGTCCTACCGCTTTGAGCGGTTCACATCCTAAAGCCCCCGGCTTTGCCGGGGGATACTTACATCACAACTCTGGGTCAGAACAATAAAGGAGTGGTTTTTGGGATGAGCGAAGTAGTGGGGGTGAACATCTTTCAAGACGGTGTCTAGCGCCGGGGTACGGGAAAGCACGTCCCCTTGCATCAACTCACTCCTGTCGACCGGATCCTGATAGGTGAGTAACATTGCCAATCGCGATGGGGCTACGTTCCTTCGGTCGTGCTTTTCGGTGTCCACCCCTCGATCTCGCGATTTAGCTCTCGAATGATCAACTTCTTGTTGATTGCATCGGGATTTATCGACAGAGTGACGCTTGATCCGTGCGGCCCAACGAGACGCCCAGTAACCTCCAAAACATTGTCATTTATCCAAGCTATAGTGTCGCTGTGAAGAACCACTGAGCGCTCGGGCATAGGTTCTTGGTCTTTGGTGCGGACACGGTATGCGGTTGATGAAAGCCTCCAGAGATTAGTTTTCATTGTTTCCCACCCCATTTGCCTCCGCTAGGTGTGTCGCTAGCGCCAGATTTTGTACAATCCTCGCGTAATCCCCCTCGCCGGAAAGAATGTTCATCGCTTCGTCATAGCTTGAGATAGGATGGTGAAAGTTAAATCTCATAATAATAATGCCAGCATCAAATATACGAGTTATGTTTATAAGTACATTCCTTTCGTCATGCTTTAGCGTCAAGGCAATTGAAGCTGAGGTCGAATGCCAACCTTGGGGGACCACAGCTGATAAGTCTCTGTTCGCGTCGGTGAACGTACGTAATATACCGGGTTGTGGTGCGGGATCTCGAAAGGCGAAGTTATGGCCAATGCCGCTCAGAGGGGTATGCGGCAGGGCCCTTAACATCCGCGCAACAACGTCCTCGGCAAGCTGTAGGCTGTCTTCACTGTCGTCTTGTGGCGCAACCACGAGGGCGTCAGGGCGAATCGTGTAGCTTAGGGAACCGATCACATATCTTGGGAACTCGAAAACCGGGCCCAACCCGGCGGGCACGAAGACTTGAACCCGCTGATCGACGGGAGCGTCGAAGCCGAACTTTTGCACCCATGTAGGAGTCAGGATAGCGGCATTCCAAGCTCCGGCCAGGACGAGAGAGGTGTCGCTTGGCATCAGCTCCATAGGGGCTGTTCTCTCGTTGTGTGTGGCCGCACGAGATGAGTCTCACACGAGGTTTAACAAATCGCGCACAGTTCGCAAACTCGACCAATTGTCGCTGGCTGTCGCAGCACCCAGAGCCAAGTCGGCACCGGATGGCGTGAGCGCGGCGTCGATCGCGTCGAGCGCGCTCAGCCGAAACGGATTGCGTTGCCGAGCGTCCGAAACCAACACCGCCCCGCACGCGGCGCTGGGAACCGCGCCCGGCTCAAATCGTGAGACGGAGGATCGCCGCGTCAAGCTTCGAGACATCCGCTTCGATCTCCCCTCGCCCGTAGCGTTCGCGAGCGCGACTCCCGGTCACCTTCCAGACCGCGCCGCCTTCATCGACTTTCATCGGCTCCTGCGCGGCGAGCTCGTTGGGTCCGTAATAGTCCGCAATCACCATTTTTACGAGCGCGAGCGCCGTCGGCGCCGAGACAAGCTGGGCTCCCATCGCTGTGAAGCCGATCATCGAGACGTGACGTTCAGGTTCCATAACGAAAATTGGTCTTCCCGTTGGGGTTGCGTTGCGCGGCTCCAGAGGCGAAGCCCACCAGGTAAGGCTGGGCCTTCATACCCCTATAGAGTGAACGAGACGATCGCGCCGTCGAGCTTTGAGATCGACATTTGAACGCGCCCACGCTCAGCCGCCGAGGCGTCGGGCGCAAGGATCCGGCTGCCGAGAATCGTCCACACGTTTCCCCGGTCCTCGATGCGCAGCGGGGACTGCCTCTGGCGTTCTTCGTCGCCAAACAGGTCAGCGATAACCATGTTGCAGATCCCCAACGCCGTTTCACGGGAGATCAGCGCTTGTCCAGCGGCCGCGCGAATAATCATCGATCCGTCGCGCGTGGGGTCTTCCATACCCGATCATCCTGGTTGCGTTCGCCGGCCCGTCAAAGGCATTGGACATTCGGGAGCCCTAAACTGGCGCCTCACCGCCGCATGTACTCTGTCATCCGACTGACCTCAAGCCGGGCCCCAGGGCTGCTCGCATAGAGCACGAAGAGGTCGACGTGTGGCCAGGGAATGCCCGGGGTGAGAATCACCGCACCAATTCGCTTGTCCGTTGAGACGACGATGTCGCCGGCTTCAACGTGAGGATAAACAATACTCTGTGAGAGCGTGAAAGTTGGATCGTCGCCGGTCTTAACCTCGATCCCGAAGACATAACCGACCTGGGTCCGAGCGAGAATGTCTATCTTGGCAGTCATTGGTTGGTCGCCTGGGAGAGTGATAGCCACCTCCTTGAGTACCGTGTTGCCGCCTTTCATCAACGCGTCGGCGAACGCGTCTCTGACCGTATCGTGAAAGTCGCCCTGATAGGCCGCATCGACAACAGGCAGATTGTCTGACCGGGACGCAGCGTCCGTTCTGACCTCATGCCCTCGCGTTCCCGAGAGGTCCGCTACTTGAACGCCCTCGGGCTTCTTCGTCGTCGAAGCCGTTGCCGCTCCAAGCCAATCTCCATCCGTCCACTGCCCGCCGTCCGGACTGCCGGCGTGGACGCGCGGCTGGTCCGGGTTGTATTTGTCGAGCGCTTCGTCCTGAAGCGGCGATTCGAGGCCGAGGCCCTCAATGATAACCGAGGGCGCGACACCCACCTCCATCAACGCGTCGGCGAGAAACAGGCGTCGAGCGTCGTTCTGCAAGTTCGCGAGCTTAGCCAACCCGCTCAGCGCCAGATGGATCAAGGCGAGCGCCTTGTCGCCCTCGCGCTGCTTTTCGATCGCGCGGCGGACATGCCGCAGCGGCGAGGGGCCGACCGCACGCCCGTGCGCCGCGGCGAGCCGCGCGGCAAGGCCGGCTTCATCTACCTGTGCGCCGACTTTCGCCAAGCGGGTCTCAGCGCCGAGGACGAGGAAGTCTCCATCGAATGTCGTCTCTCGCACAAGCGGGAGCTTTGCAGCGTCTTCCCATTGTTTGTTGAGGTCGTCGCTCGTCATGGCGATCGCACTTCCTCACGGCGCAATCAACCGCACGCTGACCATCGCGAGGCCATCGCCGTCAAGATCGCCGGGGTCGCGCACCGGCACGGCCGTGATCTTGCAGTCGTACACGGTGCCGCCGAGAGTCTGGCGGCCAAGAGCCAAGTCGGCGCCGGAGGGCGCGAGCGCGGCGTCGATCGCGTCGAGCGCGGCGTTGAGCGCGGTTGCGCCGGGCTTCGTCGGGTCGCGCGAGTCGAAGTAGAGGAAGAGCTTCGCCTCGAACGTGCGCTTCGGCGTCGCGGGCGAGGGCCACTGATAGGTCTCGGGCCCGCTCTCGAGCTGGAAGAACGCCGGCCTCAGCGCGGCGGGGACTTCGCTCCAGAGCTTCATGCGCCGCGACGCGAGCCCCCATGGGCAGGCCGCTGAGACAGCGGCGAACAGGGCGGAGAAGGCGGCTTCGCGGCTCATGCTTGCTCCAGACCTTCCGCCGCGGCGTCGGCGAGCGCGGCGACGATCTCGTCGCTCATCTCATCGAGCGCCGAGCGCAGATAGGACCGTTCGGGGATGACCGAGCCCGGATGCTCGACTTTGCGGGCGAAGCTGAGCGCGCCGTTCGACATGAAGGCGAGCGCCTGCGCCTTGACCGGCAGAATCTCGTGCGCCGCAGTCTTGCCGCCGTACTCTTGGATCGCCGCGTACTTCACATCGCCGTTCGAGCCGACCGACGCGCTAACGTCGTCGCCGCCGGCGGAGACGTCGGCGACGATCGAGTCGCTGAGCGCGCCCGAGCGGCCATTGAGCACTCCGCCCGAAAGCTTGTGCGTCCTGACGCGGTCGGCGAGCGCCGCCGCAAGCTCCACGGCTTTTGCCGCGAGCGCCGCGCCAAGAGCCGCCGGCAGGGCGTCGAGGGTGGCGGCCGCCTCGTCGAGGCCGTCCAGTTCGAGAGAGACCATCAGACGGCGACCCGTCTGTAAGGTTGCAGCATCGCGAGGATCGGCGCCGGGATGGCGCTCGTGTCGTAGGCGATCGTCTCCTGTCCGCCGACTGACTTGGACTTGAGGCCGATGCGCTCGGCGGCGCGGAAGCGGTCCGCCGCGAGTTCGGTCGCCGCCTGGGCGATGTCCTGCGGAACGTAGCCGTAGCTGATCGCCACGGCCTGCCCTGCGTCGGCGGCGGAGAAGAGGTAGAGGCCGTTGCTGACCGTGCACTGCCCGGGGCCGGGCGCGAGCGAGACCGGAGCGAGCGAAACGCCGGTCGCCGGATAGCTCACGCCAAGGTCGCTCGCCCACGGCCCATAGGGCGCCAGGGCGGCGAGCTGGAACGGCGCCGAGGCCGGAACGGTCTGCTCCTCGCCTTGCACCGCGTAGCCCGCGCGGTAGGAGACGGCAAGGCTTTGTCGTCCCGGGCGAAAGAAGGCGCCGAAGAGGTCGAGCGCCTGCGGCCCGCCGGGCGGCGCCGTGTCGCCGGGCTGAAGGACGTAGCCCGTGGACGCTTCCGGGTCGGCGTTCGCATCGGACGGAATGACGATCCCGCGCCACAGAACCGAGTTCACCTGAATGACCGGCCATTGCCGCAGAGTGACCCGGCGGGTCTCGAGGTCGATCGTCTCGGCGTAGGCCTGCGGGAGAAGGCCCGGACGGCCGAGCGTCGCATAGACCGCGCGGCTCGCCGCGGTGACGAGCGCCGCGAGCGTCGCGTCGTTCGGTCCCGCCGCCGCCGGCAGCCCGAGCCAGGCCTTGACCGCTGCGAGTGTGGTGAGATCGCAGGGCGACATGAAGCGCTCGCGATGATATGCGGACTACCAGGCCGGCGGGCGCGACCTTCTCCCCTTTCGGGAGAAGGTGTCGCCGAAGGCGACGGATGAGGGGTCCGGCGCGCAGGCGCTTGTGATTCAAGGCTCCTTACGGCGCCGACCCCTCACCCCCAACCCCTCTCGCGCAAGGGGAGAGGGGAGGCAGGCGTCGCCTGCTACAACCTCACCCGTTGCCGACGTTGGTGAGGATTCCGACCCCGAAGGGGGCGTACGCGGCGAGGGTCTCTTCCGCGTAGACGCCGAACTCGCGCCGACGGGTGCGCAGCGGCCAGTCGACGCGATAGTAGTCGCGCCGCGTCAGCACCTCGGCCACGTTCGGCGTCTGGTTCGACTGGTACCAGACCGGCAGCCGCTCCGAGAGCGCGAGAATCGTTCCCGGCGGCAGGTCCGGATGGACCTTGACCGGAATGTCGAAGCCGCCGTCGACGCTGAACGGATTGTAGTACCAGCGCACCACCCCCGAGGCCGACACGCCGTAGGGTCCGCCGTTGTCGCTGTCGGCGGCGACGTTGTAGCGGATGAGCGGTCCCGAGGCGTTGGTCAGGCACTTGTTGGTGATGTTCCGCTGCTCCTGCGCGTTGACGTAGAGCACGGTCGGAGACAGCCGGTAGTTGTTCCACATCGCGACCAGCATGTTGTCGATCCCGACGACGGAGCCGCGGCCCGAGGCGGTGAGGAACGAGCCGGTTCCCGCTGTCCCGGAGGCCAGCGCCTGGACATAGGCGCTGTTGACCGGGTTGAGGCCGACGGTCAGCAAGCCGTCGAAGGCGAGCGTGGCGTTGCGCGAATTGTCGGATGCGATCAGCGCAGCGGCCTGCTGTCCCGTGGCGAGCGGAACGCTGAAGGCTGCGCTGTTGATGGTCGTGATCGCCTGCAGAGTCTCGGCGCCGACCGTGCCGACGTACCAGGCGTAGGCCACGGCGCCGGGGATGACGGATGCGGTCGCGTTCAGCGACTGGCCGAGCGTCACCGCCTGCGTCGCGTTGGCGCTGCGCATCGAGGAGCCGCCATTCAGCGTGTAGGTATTGCCGTCATTGCCGGTAATGGTCTTCGACGTGGCGACGCCGCCTGAGAGGGATGAATTCTTCCAGCCCTCGAAAGTCAGCGCGACGACGATCACCGAATAGGTCAGGGCCGGCAGGGTCGCGCCCGCGCCTGAGGCGGAGAGACTCGGCGCCGCGGGGATCCCGAGCGCAAGCGATGCGTTGCCGCCGAGCAGCGCCGTCTCCTCCTTGCGCATGGTCTTCTGCAAGAGGCGCAGCGTCGCAGTGGCGTTGAGGTCCTCGAATCCTTCCGCGGCCGCCTCGGCTTCGAAGGTCACCGTGTCTTCCTCGCCGAGCGTCAGGTACGGGGCGACCTGCGCTTGCGCGGAGTACGACATGCTGGCGGTTCGCTGGCCCTCCGGCACCCAGCCCATCGCGTCGTAGCCCGAGCCCATGATCGAGGTGATGGTGCGCCAGCGGGCCGCGTCGCCGGGGTTGATGCGCCCGACGCGCGGCAGCGCGTTCCGGAGGGGGGTGACGACCGGATAGAGGTTCTTCGCCGGCGCCCGGAGGTCGTAGGCGGAGAGGCCGGTCGACAGCGCGACGTTCTTGGTCAGCGATTCCTTCATCAGGCCGAGGGTTTCCTGCGTGCTTTGAGCGATGTTCATGGGCTTATCCTGTGGGGTAGGGGGGTGGGAGCCATGCGGGTTGATGCCGGCCCGCGCCGGCGCGCCCGCGGCGCTGACGCTCGGGTTCGGGTTCTTGGGTGCGCAGATCGAGGGTCTGACGCTTGGATCCCGTCCGCTCGGCGAGGTCTGAAGAAAGGTTGGAGAGGGTCGCGCGGCGGCCGAAGCCATGAG